GATAAACACCGCGTCGTGCACGGTTTCTTCTACCTGGATAACCTCGCCGCTGGCAGGGTCTATGGCTTGACGGTACTCGGTGCGCTCGGTGTGCTGGTCTAGCTCTAGCTCGTCGTCTTGGAGCAGTAGGTTGTATTCTTGGTCGGTTAGGTTCTGGTAGCTCTCGCTGGTGATGTCTTCTAGCTCTTCCCAGTAGTGTTTGACCACGCCTGTCTTCTGGATTAGCGCGTCCATGAACATGTTATACAGGACCATGAACCCATCGTTCTGGTGGTAGAACACGTGGTTTATATAGTTGGTAGCCTGCTCTGCTACCTCCTCGTCTTCTGGCCCCTCTGGCTCAAAGCTAACAACGTTGTCACCAGCGGTGAATACCCGCATCAGCGTAGGCATCATCCACATGATGGTGTCTTGTACGTCGGTGACTACGACTTGAGATCTACCGTCCTCTTCGTTGCCAAAGGGTTCCCCGTAGAAATACTCCATCGCTTTTTCGCGCTGGTTAGCAATCTCGGAGTCAAGGTACGACGTGCTGCCGTTGATCTCGGAGTCTACAAGTGCAAGGATTTCGTCGTCTGATAGTTCAAGAGCCATTATTTCTTCCCCTTGCGCTTATAACCGCTGGCGTATGCAGCGCGTTCCTGCGCTCGTGCTTTGGCTTTAGTCGTGTAGACCTTGCCTTTGCTGCCCCATTTATAACCACCTTTGACCTTGCGTACAGGCATTAGACAATTCCTGCGTTTGAGTACTGTATCGGTTTATCGAACTCGTACCGCCGGTAGTGCGTTTTGTTCTTAGAGCGTTCTCCAAAGCGTTCCACGGAGAGCACAGCGTAGCGCATAGCGCTGAGCAAGTCGTCTTTTATCGGAACGACTTTACCGTTCTTACGATGGTAGAGCCGCAGTTCCTCAAGCGTTTCTTGACACGAGCTAAAAATCTGTAAACGGCCTGTCTCGAATCTCTGTAGGATCTCGCTAATTCCAGCTTCAACTGAGTTATTTCCATTCTTTGCTCCGTTGACCGGTGGGTTAGAAAAATGCTCAGGGAGCATGTAGACGCCCAGGTCTCTGTATTGTTGCGCGAGCTGTATCCCGCTGCCTTTGTCGTGCTGTAGACCGTCGTGAGGGAACGCTACAGGTAGTCCAGGTGTTCTGGAGTTTATCACCGCAGCGTGGGTCAGTGGTGTCTCCTTGCTGCGACGGTACTCGTCGTACACATAGATCACGTCGTCGTCTGGGTCAAAAGCTGCCCAGCTTATAGCCGTGGGGTGGTCATATCCAAAATCAATAGCCGCCAAGCACCGGAAGTGACTTGGCAGTTCAAAGTCGTCGCAGACGATGTCTTCCTCTTTGACCGGGTAGACAAGTCCTGAGCCGAATACCGGTATGCCCTTAGAGCGCATGTCCCGCTCGGCTGGGCTATAGACGGCTAGAAGTTGTTCCTTTGTCTTCTCGTCTAGGTGGTCAACGTCGTCCCATGTTGCAGTTACCAAGCTCTGGCCTGGTTTAAGATCGTTCAAGAACGAAGAGACAACGCTTGTCATCCCGCGTTCCGGTGTAAATGTCATATATACGATGCCGTTTGTATCGGCGGTTCTGGTTATGCACTGGCTAAAAATTTCGTGCCTTGGTTCCTCGTCTAGCCATACAACGTCTATGGCTTCGCCCATGAACTTTTCGAACCCTTGTTCGTACGCCTTGAAACTTATTTGCGAATTACCGCCTGATTTATGCTTGACCAAGGCTGCGCTAAACGCGTTAGGTACACCTGGCTTTCGTATGGTATCTACTATGTTCTTGAGCGGTACTGCGCCGTATCCTAGCTGGCCGGGGTCTTGCGGCTGGCCGAAAAGCTCCTTCTGGATGATGTCTCTGGTGGTGTCGTTGGACTCGCCAGCGGCCCAGACACGCACCGGCTTGTCAAATCTGTGCCCCTCCCACCATTCTGGGTACTCGCCCGTCATGTGGTAGGCGGTTTCCGCTGCTCCGCAAAAGGTTTTTCCTACCCGGTTTGCCGCCATTAAGATCCGCTGTGGACACTCTTGTCCCTCTGCGTGAAACCTACGTTGGTACGCGTAGGGATCATATTGGGCAATACGGGTTGTGAGTACTCTACGCTTCTTTTCTTCTAGAAGTTTTAACGCTTGTGTCTTGCTGTTCATTTACGAGACTTTAAGGGGACAACTTTGTCGTCGGTGATCAAGTTTTGTATAGCTTTGTCTAGTTCTTGGTCGGTCATCTCGGAAGCTTCTTTGATCGTAGTTTCCTGTTTGACCATGTGGACAGCGTCGTAGCCAGCTCTGCTTAGGAGGTCTCTGGCTGCGTTAAGCTTTACGTTTTCCGACTCCGCTGTTCGCATCAGGTCTTCCAAGACGTTTAGAGCAAGCGTAGTAGTTTCAGAAATGCGGGATTGTA